GTAGTTCTGCGCAAGTTATTAATATATTAAATTCTTTAAATGTATTTACACAATCACAAGATTTAAAGAATACAACAATCGCATCATATACAAGCTCAATGAATAATCATACAGCGAGTATAAATGGACATATTACGGATATTAATTTAAAGACCGGTTCTTTTGAAAATAAATTTGATTCAATTGCAGCTTCAACTTCATCTTTAAATGATTTTAGTGCTTCAACATTGATTAGGTTTAATAGAATTGAAGAAAGTACGTCATCTTTAAATCAATTTAGTGCTTCAGAAAATACTAAATCTGAAACTTTACGATTATATACTGCAAGTATTGATACTAAATTTATAACACTACAAACTTATACTTCAAGTATTGATTTAAAAATAGAGAGATTAAAAGAATCTACTGCAAGTTTAAATTTATATACTTCGAGTAATGATAATACAAACAATATTCAAAATAATAGATTAACTAAATTAGAAGAAAGCACTGCAAGTCTAAATACATTTAGTGCAAGTATAAATGGGCATGTTACAAATATAAATAATTATACTGCATCTATATTTGCAAACCTTGCTGATATAAATGCGTTCACTAGCTCACAACAGCAAAAAGATACGATATTAGAAAATGTAACAGCATCTTTAAATTTACAAACTGCATCGTTTAATACATTTACTGCGTCAGTATTTCAACCATTTTCTAATTCAGTAGATAGTAGATTGGATTCATTAGAATACACAGTCTCTATTTTAACTCCCGGTGGATTGGAAGAATCTTTAGTATCAATAAATTTAGCTACTCAATCATTACAGGCATTTAGTCAATCTATACATCAGTATACTGCAAGTTTAGATAATACAATTGCAAGATTAAAAGAATCAACTGCAAGTATTAATTTGACAACTGCGTCTTTGAATGAATTTACTAATAGTATTAATAATAGGGTTAATAGTTTAGCAAGTTTAACCAGTTCCTATTTAACATCTCTAAATGGTGCGATTAGTTCATCTGCACAAGTTTTAGGTGGAACAGGAATTATATCTTCATCTGCACAAATAGATTCATTATTTAATTTAGATGGTATAGTGTCAGGTTCTTCACAAATTAACTTTTTAGCATTAAGTGGAATTCCTAATGGTATAATTTCATCATCAACACAATTACCAGCAGGAACCGTTTCAGGTTCTTCACAAGTTTATTCAGGCGTAAGTGGTGATATTACAATTGCAGCAAATGGTGTTGCATCTATCGCAAGTAATTCTGTTTTACTTGGTACTGATACAATTGGCGATTATGTTGCAAATTTGGTAGTAGGAACTGGAGTTACTATAACAAATAATAATGGTGAGGGTTCAACTCCAACAATAGCAATAGGACAAGCAGTTGGAACGTCTTCAGATGTACAATTTGGTTCATTGGGAATTGGAATGGCTGCAAGTGGCACTACGGGTAGAATTGATGCAATAAATGATATTGTAGCATTCTCATCTTCGGATAAAAGATTTAAAGATAATATCAAACCAATCGAAAATGCTTTAGAAAAAATACAAAGTGTTGGTGGTTATGAGTTTGATTGGAAAGAAGAAAATAAAATTGAACATGGATATGATGGGCATGATATTGGTGTAATAGCGCAAGAAATAGAAGCAATTGCGCCAGAATTAGTTCAAACTCGTGAAAATGGATATAAAGCAGTAAAATATGAAAAGATTGTTCCACTTTTAATTGAAGCAATAAAAGAATTATCAGCAAAATTAAAAGAAATGGAAAGTAAATAGATATTTATGTGTATTATACAATTTATTCAATAACGTACTAAAAAAAAGGTAAACTAAATGGCACTTAAATTTAGACGTGGGACAACCGCACAAAAATCAGGTTCGTTAGCATTCGGAGAACCATATATAAACACAACATTAGGGACATTACAAGTAGGACTTAATACCGGTGATGTAACCTTACTAATTAATTCATCATCGCAAGGAATTTCGGGTTCATCTTTAGATATTACAGGAAATGCAAAAATCGATGGTAATTTAACATTAGGTGGTAACATTACTATCGGAGATAATACATCCGATACTGTAACAGTAACAGCAAATTTGAGTTCTTCGTTAATACCCTCAGTAACAAATACATTTGACTTAGGTAGCCCTTCAAAAATTTGGAGAGACCTATATCTTTCAACGGGTTCAATTAAATTAGTAGATGGTGGTGGTAATATAGTCAATACAATTACAAACGCAAATGTTGTAACAACCGATAGTATTGCTTCCGGTAGTGTAACATTAACAAACTCATTACCATCAGGAGTAGTTTCGGGCTCATCACAAGTTATTGATATACTTTCATCATTAAACACATTTAGTTCAAGTAATGGTAACACATCATTAAACGCTTACACAGCATCAAACGATACAACAAACGCATTACAAACTACAAGAATTGACCAATTAGCTGCAAGTACTGCATCACTTAATTCATTCACTGCAAGTAATGGTAACACATCATTAAACGCTTACACAGCATCAAATGATACAACTAATACAACTCAAAATACAAGATTAACGAGATTAGAAGAATCTACTGCAAGTATTAATTTGACAACCGCATCTTTAAATGGACACGTTGCAGATATAAACGCATATACAAGTTCAAATGATACAACAAACGCATTACAAACTACAAGAATTAACCAATTAGCAGCAAGCACTGCATCGATTAATTTACAAACCGCAAGTGTAGCAGGTCATATTGTGGATATTAACACATACACATCTTCATTAAAAACAGCATTTTCAGTTAGTGGAGAGGATTTAACAGTTTTTGGTAATTTAACTGTACAAGGCGATTCCGTTACATTGAATGTATCAAATCTTTTAGTTGAAGATAAGGTAATAGAAATAGCATCAGGTTCTACAACATCAGCCGTAGCAAATGGAGCAGGTATTTTTATAAGTGGTGCAAATGCAAGTATTCTTTGGGATCACGCAGCATCTACATTAGATATTAATAAATCAATTGATGTAGTGGGTAATATTACATTAACAGGAACGGTTGATAATGTAGATATTTCAATACAGGATACATTATATACAAATAAATTTTCTACTTTACAAACTTATACCGCTTCAGTAGATTCTACATTAGCTAGATTAAGAGAATCAACTGCATCACTTAACGTATTCTCTGCTTCAGAAAATACTAAATCTGAAACTTTACGATTATATACTGCAAGTATTGATACTAAATTCAGTACATTACAAACATACACATCTTCAGTAGATTTAAATTTGGCTAGATTGGGAGAATCGACTGCATCGTTAAATACATATACAGGTTCATTCCCAACAGCGACGGCGACTTTAACAAATAAAACCATAAGTGGTGCATCTAATACTTTATCAAATATTGGAAACGCATCATTAAGTAATAGTTCAATAACTATAGCAGGACAATCGACTTCATTGGGTGGAACTATTACTGCAGACACAATTAGAGTAGCAATCGGCACAGTCGTAACAGGTTCAGCGCAAGTAATTGGTATTTTAAGTTCGTTAAATACATATACTGGATCAAACGATACAACTAACGCTACTCAAAATAGTAGATTAGACCAATTATCAACTGCAAGTGGAAGTGATTCGGGAAGATTAAGTAATTTAGAATCGTTTAGTACATCAGCATTAACTAGATTATCAAATTTGGAAGGAACTGATATTGCAATAACTCTAACGGGAGATGTCACAGGTACAGGTACAATTACAAATTTGGGGAACGTATCATTTGCAACTACAATTGCAACAAATTCAATTGCATTAGGAACTGATACAACTGGAGATTATGTAGCAAGTTTAGTAGCAGGTAGTGGTATTACATTATCAAACAATAGTGGTGAAGGTTCAACTCCAACTGTTGCACTAACAAATACTTCAATAACAATTGCTGGACAATCAACAGCATTAGGCAGCACTGTAACAGCAGATACAATTAGAGCAGCGATTGGCACAGTCGTAACTGGTTCTTCACAGATAGCATTTAGTGGAGTAACTGGAACTGTTTCTAACTCTCAATTAGCAAATAGTTCAATTACAATTGCTGGACAATCAACAGCGTTAGGCAGCACTGTAACAGCGGATACAATTAGAGCAGCAATTGGCACAGTTGTAACAGGTTCTTCGCAAATTAACTTTACAGCATTAAGTGGAATTTCTGCAAACATTATTTCAGCATCTTCAGATACAGCAAATGTTGATATGATTATAAGTGGTGGAAGTATTTCGGCTAATTTATTTGGAGGAGTAGTTTCGGGTTCATCTCAAATCAATTTAGCAAATGTTACTGGTAACTCAACTTCAAATGTAAGTGAAGGTTCTAACTTATATTATACAGATACGAGAGTTAAAACCAAATTAGATGCAGAAGGGGTATTATCAGGTTCAACAATTAATGGAAGTAAAACATTTTCAAATAATGTAACAATTACTGGTGACTTGACAGTAAATGGTACGACTACAACTGTAAATTCAAATACAGTAAATATAGGAGATAACATAATTGTTTTAAATTCAGATGAAACCGGTGTACCATCTCAAAATGCGGGTATTGAAATCGAAAGAGGTACATCTACAAATGCAACTTTAATTTGGGATGAAGCAAATGATTATTGGAAAGCTGGTTTAAGTGAGTCTGAAGTTCCATTGGTAACAACAACAGGCACTCAAACCCTTACGAATAAAACTATAAGTGGTGCAAGTAATACTTTAAGTAACATCGCAAACGCATCATTAACAAATAGTTCAATTACAATTGCAGGTCAATCTACTGCATTGGGTAGTTCAATAACAGCAGAAACTATAAGGACAGCAATCGGCACAGTCGTAACTGGTTCAGCACAAATAGTTGGTTCATCAATCACAACAAATACGATAACGATTGGTTCTACATCAACTGCATTGGGTGGAACATCTACTACATTAGCAGGTTTAACTTCAGTAGCTTCAACCGGATTTACAGGAGCATTAACAGGTAACGCTTCAACTGCAACAACTTTACAAACTGCAAGAACAATTAATGGAACATCTTTTGATGGTTCTGCAAATATAACAATTGCAAATTTGGTTTCAGGTTCTTCCCAAATTGCATTTAGCGGGGTAACTGGAACGGTATCTAACAGCCAGTTAGCAAACAGCTCAATAAGCATTGCAGGACAATCAACTTCATTAGGTGGTTCTATAACCGCAGAAACTATTAGAACTGCAATTGGAACAGTAGTAACTGGTTCATCTCAAATATCACATGATTCAACTACGGGATTTTCGGCAAATAGACACATTGACCATACCGCAGTATCAATAACAGCAGGAACGGGATTGAGTGGTGGAGGAGATATTTCTACAACTAGAACTTTATCAATTGATTCAACTGTAGCAACTTTAACAGGTACTCAAACTTTAACAAATAAAACCATAAGTGGTGCAAGTAATACATTAACCAATATCGCTAATGCATCACTTACAAATAGTTCAATAAGTATTGCAGGTACCGCAACATCTTTAGGTGGTAGTATTTCAGCAGAAACTATTAGAGCAGCAATCGGTACAGTCGTAACTGGTTCAGCACAAATTACTGGAATTGGTAATGCACAATTAACAAATTCATCGTTAACTGTAACAGCAGGTAGTGGATTGAGTGGTGGTGGAGCAGTATCGTTGGGTTCATCAATAACTTTAACAAACGCCGGAGTAACTTCAAATGTGGCAGGTACTGGTATTTCAGTATCAGGTGCAACAGGAGCAGTAACAATCTCAAATACCGGTGTAACTTCAGCAGTAGCAGGAACGGGTGTTAGTGTTAGTGGTGCAACCGGAGCAGTAACAATCTCAATTGGACAATCGGTAGCAACATCCGCATCACCCACATTCGCAGGTTTAACAATTAATGGTTCAATAACAGCAACAGGCGATATCACAGCATTTTTCACATCTGATAAGAGATACAAAGATAATGTAGAAGTTATACCAAATGCATTGGATAAAGTTAAAAAACTTAATGGTGTCACTTGGGAATGGAACGATTTAGTAGATGATGTAACAAAACAATCACCAAATACAGGTCTTATAGCACAAGAGGTACAAGAAGTTCTTCCGCAAGTTGTTAAAGAAAGAGGTGATGGGTATTTAGGTCTTGATTATTCAAAAATGATGGGTCTTTTAGTTGAAGCAATTAAAGAGCAACAACTTCAGATTGAAAATCTTAAAATTGAATTAACTGAATGTAGAAAGCAAAACGGGTTATAATTAAATGTATGATGTTTATTATACAACCGCTGGCGGTCCTTGGTTCAATAGCGGTGCAGATATATGGGTAACAAATTGGATAAAGGAAGTGGCACCACATTTAAAAGTGAAGCCACTTCTTCTTTTTCATAGAAAAAAGCCAGATAATTACGAGGAATTTCCAATTGATGTAGACCATATTTGGGAAACTAATGAATTAGAAATTGATAAAATACTAAAAGAAGCAAGAAAAGTACACATTCTTCATGGTCACTACACACCAACAACAGCAATACATAATAATTTAGAAAAAATAGATTCAATTGTATTTCATAATTTGACAAAAGTGTCAATGGTAGGTCAGATGAATAAAGACCAATATTTACATTGGTATGGAAATTGGGAATGGGAAACAGAATTGATAAATAAAATAAAAAATAAGATTTGGGTAGGTTTATATCACTTCCCATATCAAACAGAGAATCTTCATCATATTTCCAATTATTACGAATTTTTACATAAATTGGAATTAAAAGATAGCACTAAAATAGGATTTGCCGCAAGAGCGGAAGGTAGAAAAAATGTAGAATATATAGATGGAATTGATTCGATTATATTCACCAATTCGGAAACCTTTAAAAAATATTACAGAAAAAAATATGGATATGGATTTGAAAAATCAAAGATTTACAAATTTGATTACAAATACAAAGATAGATTCTACGGACTTGATTGGGGGATATCACACTCTTGTTTTGAATATGAACCCTTCGGATATGGAATATTTGAAGCAGTTGATTGGGGTAAACTACCAATATTACATGAGAAGTGGTATGTGCCGCTTGATTATAAATATAAAGCATCTGATAAAGAATCATTTAAGCGGATTTACGAAACGATTTGTAAAGATGATTACGATACCCGTAAAAGAGAGTTTGAAAAACTTAAAAATTGGATGAAAGAACACTTTTCAAATAAAGATATGTGGAAACAAAAAATTTTAGATATTTATAATGACTAACAATCAATAAAAAAATATGGCAAGAACTAACTTATCATTAGGTAATTTATTTAGAGCAGTAAGCGGTTCAGCAAGAGCTGGATCAGTTTCTTTAGGAGGATTGGCAGGTGGAGTGCAGGCATCGATGAGAGATGGTTTTGCGACTGATTCTATTACAGTCACACCACCAACATTTACATATATTGTAGAAAGTACAACAGAAAATGCACAATTTTCATTTTCTCTGACTGGTTCTTTATTTAATTCTAAAGTACAACGTCAATTAGCAAACTTTACTTGTTCGTTTAATAATTCTAATTTTGCTACGGGTTCTAACACATTTAACACAGGACCTACAATAATTCCAATTACACCGGCATCAATTGCACAATCAACATATTCAGAAGCATCAGCAGTGCTTACTATGAAATATGAGGATGGATATAATATTAATGCAACAAATTATGGTACAGTATCTACAAAAACACTATATGCAGTAGATGTTTACAATACAATCAACGAACCCGATTTCTGTTTATTATTCGGAACTCAAATTGAATTAGCAAATGGTGATATGGTAAATGTAGAAGATTTAAATGTTGGTGATCAAATAAAAGCATGGGTTCCTGTTGGATTGCCCGATGAAAATCAAAGTTTAGAGAGTAAAGAAATTGATTGGAGATTTTTCTTTTCAGATTCATTGTCAGGTTCGGAAGAAATTGTAGTAGTAGAAGATTTAAAATTTAATTTTGCAGAAGGATATATTTCACTAAATGATGGATTAATTAAAGCAACTGAAACTCACCCATTATATGTTTGGGATAATGAAATCAGTAAATATAAATTTAAAAATGTTGGAGATATACTTCCAGGAGATAAACTAATAATGCAAGACCAAACAGAAGTGGAAATTGTAAATATCGAATTGATTAGAGAAGATGTTGAAATCGTTACTGTGAATGTAGAAAATGCCGACGTATATATTGCCAATGAATTGATTTCACACAATAAAGGTACAACAATTCAACCATATATTCCTTCATCAGGATTAAGAATGTATCTTGATCAATATAAAACATTATCTTACAATTCAGCAAGTGCTGCAGCGGATTGGTTAGATTTATCCGGATTTAATACCGGTGTTAGACCAGCAGGTGTAATAAACAATGCGGGTATAACAGGGGGTAACCCTACATCAACAAATGGTGCAAGTAGAGGAACTTCTTTTGTAACATTTAACGGAACTAACCAATTTTTCTATAAAGATACTTCATCAAATATTAATGGTGGATATTCTCAATTAAATGTAAATACAGGTACAATTCACGTTTGGGTAAGACCTACAACTACATTAGGAACAACATCTAGATTTATTTTTGATTATGCAGGTTTTTATGGTTTAGCAATTGAATCTACCAATAGCTCAACATTAAACAGAGTGAAGTTTTATGGTAGTTCATTAGGTAATAGTTCTCAATTTACAACATCACTGACAACAGGAATAAATTATTTGATTTCAGCGACATTCCAACCTTCCGGTACTTGTACTGTATATGTTGATGGTAGTGCAATAGGAACATTTACCTCATCAGCATTTACTGCACCATCTTCTACTAACTTCTTAACAATTGGGTGTAATAGTGCTAGAACATCATTTTGGAATGGAGGTATTCAAGCTGTATTGTTCTATAATGTATTACAGAATTCTACTTCAGTAGCGCAGGTATATAATCATTTTTCAACAACATTAAAGTAAATAATTATTGTTTTGAAATAAAACTTTATATTTATATTATGGGATTACAAATTTTTAAAAATTAACTATATAAAATGGCAGAAAAATTAGTTTCACCAGGCGTATTTACAAAAGAAAACGACCTTTCATTCTTACAACAAGGCATTGCTGATATTGGTGCAGCATTTATTGGACCTTTTAAAGAAGGACCATTAGTTCCAACAATTGTTAATTCACAAGCCGAATTTGAAGAACTATTTGGTAGTGTTGATGATACATTTTATACTCCATTAGCAGTTCAAAATTATTTAAGAGAAGCAGGAACAGCAACTATTTGTAGAGTAGCAGGTACACAGGGATATACAGAAAAGGCACCTGTACTATTAATAGCAGCATCAGGTTCTCAATCAGGAGCACTTGGTCTTTTATTCAATACATCTGGAAGTGCAAATGGTGGATTTGGAGGAGCAACATTAACAACTGGTTCTACTGGAGGCACATTTAATATATCTAGTTCTTTTGGATTTACATCAGCATCTTTAAATTTAAGTGATGTAAATGATATAGAAGCTGTATTTGGAGCATCTGCATATGGTTCTAAAACCGCATATTCTTACGCATTTTTTAAAGAAAATGGATTTTCATTCAATACTGGTTCATATTCTTTATCAAGTGCCGATGGTTTGGGTTTCGGATCATATACCGCATCATTTAATGTAGCTACTGCAAGTTTAGTTGTATTAACTGACCAAAAGTTTAGTGGTTCATACGGGACAGGTGAAGCATCTGAAGCATTGACTCCATATATTCAATCACAATTGATTTCGAATGAAAGATACGATCTTTTCCAATTCGAAACAATAACAGCAGGTAATGCAGCAAATAAGAAGGTTAAAGTTGCTATTAGTAATGTAAAAGCTGCAGGTACAACAAGTGGTACTGATTATGGTACTTTCACAGTTGTTGTAAGAGACTTTAAAGATACAGATAAGAAAAAAGTTGTATTAGAAACATTCTCAAATGTTAATTTAGACCCTAATTCACCCAATTTTATAAGTAGAATTATCGGTGATAGAAAACGAACAATTAACTCATTGGGTAAAGTTACTGAAACAGGCGATTGGGCAAATAACTCTAAATACATTAGAATAAAGAGTTACAACACCTACGCACCGGTTCAAGCAGTACCAGTTGCACACGCCGCATATAAACTATTTGTAAACGCAGGTGATTTTGCAAATGCAATTCCAAGAGTAACATTCTCTACAGGTTCTGTAACAGATTCTACAAAATTTAGTGGAATTGATTTGGATAATAATGTTGATAATAAGATTTATATGAAACCAGTTCCGGTTGGAGCAGGTAACGGAGCAAACGCAGTATTCTCTTTAGATACGGTTTGTGGATTATCATTAACATCTACTTCTTCATCAGAAATTGCAAAAAGACAATTCGTAGTAGCATTCCAAGAAGGATTTGATGGATACGCACCAAACACAAACGGAGCAGATATCCAACCACAAACAACTGCAGGTAAAGCAGCATACGCAAAACATATATCAGGATTATCAAACGCAGCTGAATATGATATCAATATGATAGTTGCACCACATGTTAATAGAGCAGATCATAGTTCAGTTTGGACTTCAATTCTTGATATGGTTGAGCAAAGAGCAGATGCATTCTTTATCGCAGATGCCGGTAACGAATCAACAACATTATCAGCAACAGTATCTCAAGCCGAAGCAGTTGATAGTAACTTCGTAGCAGTTTATTATCCTTGGGTGAAAACAATTGATGTAAACACAAACAAATTAATCACAGTTCCACCATCAGTATTATTACCAGGTGTATTCGCAGCAAACGATAGAGTAGCAGCAGAATGGTTCGCACCAGCAGGTTTAAATAGAGGTGGTTTAATAGGAGCAGTTTCAGTATTGGATAAATTAACTCAATCTGAAAAAGACACATTATATGAAGCAAAAGTAAACCCAATCTGCCAGTTTCCTGGAGAAGGTATTGTAGTATTTGGTCAAAAAACTTTACAAGATAAACCATCGGCATTAGATAGAATCAACGTAAGAAGATTATTATTGACTGTTAGAAAGTATATCGCTTCAACTTCAAAATATTTAGTATTCGAACAAAATACATCTGAAACTAGAAATAGATTCTTAAATATTGTTAATCCTTATTTGGAAGGAATTCAACAAAGACAGGGTCTTTACGCTTTCAGAGTAATAATGGATGAATCAAACAATACACCGGATATAATTGATAGAAACATTATGAAAGGAGCTATCTTCTTACAACCAACAAAGACAGCTGAATTCATACAAATTGATTTCAACATTCTTCCAACTGGTGCAAGTTTTGGTGGATAAATTAAAAAATAAATATTTATATAAAATAACATAAAATAAAATAAAATGCCAGAAATTTTAGAGTTTGATAAAATGTTCTATAAAAATTTTGAACCAAAACTTGGTAACAGATTTATTATGGAAATAAATGGTATCGAATCATACATCATCAAAACCGCAAGTAGACCAACTTTTACATCAGAGGTAGTAGAATTAGATCATATCAACGTAAAGAGAAAGATAAAAGGAAAATCAACATGGGATGATGTGAACATTACTCTTTATGACCCAATTGTACCATCAGGTGCACAGCAAGTATTGGAATGGATTAGAACATCCCACGAATCATTGACAGGTAGAGATGGATACGCAGCTTTCTATAAAAAAGATATTACTTTCTATTTGTTAGGACCAGTAGGTGATAAGATTGAACAATGGACATTAAAAGGAGCATTCATCACTTCTGCAAACTTTGGTGAATTAGATTGGGCATCAAATGACCCGGTTTCAATTGAATTAACTTTGGCATTTGATTACGCTATTTTAGAATTTTAATCTATATTACAGAAGATATACGAAAGGGGAAGCAGTAATGTTTCCCCTTTTACTTTTTTAAAAACCTAATATATATAATAAACAAAGTTATAACAAATTATGGAACAAAACATTGAACAGCAGGTTTCTAGAGGATTGGGACAAACGAACCATACCCAAACAAAAACTTACGATTTCCCAACCGAAATTATTAGTTTACCATCAAGAGGATTATGTTATTCAGAAGATTCACCTTTAGCAAAAGGGGAAGTAACTATTAAATTATTAACCGCAAAGGAGGAAGATATTTTGACTTCTCCAAACCTTATCAAAAAGAATTTAGTAATAGAAAAATTATTAGAATCTATTTTAGTAGAACCAGGAGTAAAAGTTAGTGACCTTTTATTAGGTGATAAAAATGCAGTTCTTATTGCTGCTAGAATGTTAGCATACGGACCAGAATATAAAATTAAAGTTACGGATAAAGAATATAATGATGAAATTGATTGGACAGTAGACCTTTCTAAAATTCAAATTAAAGAAGTTGATTATTCTCTTTTAAATAGAAAAAACGAATTTAGTTATACATTTCCAAATAGTAAAGTGTCAATTAAATTTAAATTACTTACACATGGTGATGAAAATATAATTAATAAGGATGTTGAAGCAGCGGAAAAATTGACTAAACAAAGTAATGAAATTACAGCAAGATATAGAAGAGTTATTATAGAAGTGGATGGAAATAGAGATATCGGTTATATTAGTAATTTTGTATCGAATAGATTGCAAGCAAGAGATTCTAAAGAATTGAGAAAATACATAGCATCGGTTACTCCGGATTTAGATTTTAAATTTGAGTATACTTCACCTTATACAGGCGAAACGGAGGCGCTCCCTATACCATTTGGGAGTGACTTTTTTTATCCTACCGAATAACTATTCCCTAATATTACACGATAAGATATTTCAAATGCTTTACTACTCCAATGGTAGTTTTAATTGGCATGATGTGTATTTTATGCCTATACGTTTGAGAGAGTTCTATTGGAACAAATTAATAGAAACAAAGGAAAAAGAAAAAGAGGCAAACGATAAAATTATTTCAAAATCAAAAACAACATCTTCCTCATCAAGAGTTAGAAGAAGATAATTATCAAAAAGGTTTATATTTATATAAAATATAAAAGTATAATCATGTCCAAAAAAATAAGATTAAATGAAATTGCATTTTTAAAAAAATTAGTAAATTCCTTTTTAAATGCAAAAGCAGACGAAAAAGAAGATAGTTGGATTGATACATTAGCAAAACATGATGAAGAACTTGCTTCTTTATTTGGTGATTTTAGTAGCAGAATGGATAAGAACTATATGGATACTATAAATAAATTAAAAAAACTTGGTTATGATGTAAAGCCGAAAAATACAAAAGATACGGAAGTATATAAAATTATGAGTAAGTATCTTGAAGAATGGTTAGATAGACGATATTCTAAAAAATAATTTCGCAAATATAAATGGCTACAAAAGATACCGATATAGATTTAGAAAAATTAAGGAAAAGTAAACAAAAACTTCAACAAGAACTTGATGACAATAAAAAATTGGCAGATCAAAAACTTGAACTATACAAAAAAGAACTTGATAATATAAAGTTATTGGAGGAAAAAAAAGAAAAACTTGCAAAGAAAGAAAAAAAATTATCAAAGCGAGATAAAGAAAAATTAAAAAGACTTAAAGAACAAGTAAAAGTAATCGATGAAATCAATGATAAAATAAAACTTAATACAAAATTAATTGAAATTAATGTAAAAAAGGAAACAAAACTTTTAGAACAATCTGAAAAACTTTATGAAAGTACAAAAAAACAAGCAGATCAACACAATCTAGTTAAAAG